GATCGTAACTACGATGACCAATTTGCGGTTGTTGGTGCTAAAATTGGCGCAACAGTAAACGTACGTAAACCTGGTCGTTTCATCGGTACTACAGGTCCAGCATTAAACGTAGAAGATTTCAACGAATCATCAGTACCAGTTACATTAGGTACTCAATTCCACGTAGATACACAATTCACTACACAAGACTTAGCATTATCTTTAGATATGTTCTCTGATCGCGTATTGAAACCAGCAGTAGCCGCTATTGCCAACAAGATTGATCGTGATGGTCTATTGCTTGCTAAAAACTCTACAGCTAATATCGTAGGTACAGCGGGTGTTCCACCTACAGGTTTGATTACTTACTTAACTGCTGGTGCTTATCTAGATTCAGAAGGCGCACCACGCGATGGTCGTAGATCATGTACTGTTGAACCATTCACGTCAGCTACTATTGTTGATAGCTTAAAAGGTCTATTTATGCCTTCAGCTAAAATCAGCGAGCAATACGAAAAAGGTTTGATGGGTACTGATTCAGCAGGTATGCGTTGGAAAATGGATCAAAACGTGGTATCACATCAGTTCGGTTCTTATGCAACTGCTGTATTGTCATGTAACGTAACTACTGCAACTGGTTTCTTAACATCAGGTTGGGCTTCAAGTTCTAACATCACGATCGCGGCAACATCTGCGGCCGCGGCTGGTCTATTGCAAGGCGATGTACTAACAATTGCTGGTGTTTATGCAGTCAATCCACAAAATCGTCAAGCGTATGGTTCTAACAAATTGCGTAACTTTGTAGTTAATACTGCTGTTACTGTTCCTTCTTCTGGTAACGTAACTGTAAACGTATCACCTGCTGTTATTACTGCTGGTCAGTTCCAAAACGTATCAGTAACATCAACAGGTTCACAATCAGTAGTTCCATTCAACAATACTGGTACAGTATCACCACAAAACATCATCATGCACAAGAATGCGTTTACTCTAGCAGTAGCCGATCTTGAGTTGCCAGATGGTGTACATTTTGCTGGTCGTGCATCAGATAAAGAAATTGGATTGTCAATGCGTGTTGTTCGTCAATACACTATTAACAACGATTCAATTCCTACTCGTTTGGATGTTCTATACGGTTGGGCCCCGCTTTACCCAGAGTTGGCAGTTCGCGTAGCCGCTTAATTAATGAGGGAAGTTAATTCTTCCCTCTTTATAAATTTAAAGGAAATATTATGGCAAATTTAGGCCCAGCAAGTGTATCAAGCGTACACCCACAAGTATTAGGTTCAAACCAAGCAATACGTCTTTTAGGTGTTGCTAAAGGTTTAAACTTTAGTGCTACAGGTGATACAGTTTTACCAATCATTAACTCTACAAGTTATGCAATTTCTAACGTAGTTATTTCTAACGCATCAACAGCATTATCATCAGCGGCCGCAGGTTTATTCTACGCACCATCTGCCGCAGGTACAGCGATTGTTGCAAGCAATACACTTACATTAGCATTAAGCACTATTTTGCAAGCTACTGTAGCTACAGCAACTACTATTCAAACTTCACAAAATCTTTACTACAACGTGGCAACTGCACAAGGTAGTGGCATTACTGGTGATGTTTATGTTTATGGTTACGATTTAAGCTAAATGAACTAAGAACTAAAAAAAGCTACCTTCAAAAGAGGTGGCTTTCTTTTTTTAAACGATACAATAACGCTATAATATAGATTATTAAAAAAGGATATATATCATGCCATCTACCACCATCTCTCGTAGAAATGCTTTAAGCACTTTCTACATCGCTCCATATTTAACACCTGTAGCTGTATTGACTGCGGTTAGTCCAGCTCAAACATTTGTAGTACCTGGTCTATTAACAACTGATATTGTTAATGTTATCGGTTATAACGGTACTCAAATATCAGGTATCGTTACTGCTGAATCTGATTGTTTAGCTAATGATGTATTGACAGTTCAATTTGCAAACATTACAGCAGGTACATTAACTCCTGTTGCTGGTGTTTACACTATTCAAATTATTCGTGCAGAAGGTCCTTTGCCGACTACAGCAGTTTAAGGAATAATCATGGCTAATACATCAGTTATCAGATTAGCAGGTCAAACGACTGCACTTACTGTAGCGGTAACACAACACGCAGCAGTTACTATTAACGATACTACTAACGATCAAGTAAATTATGCTTCATTCTTGAATGTGGGTGCTTATCCTTGTGCTATCAAATGGACACCAGGTACTGCTTCTGCTGCACAAAATGCGGTATTTCCTACTGACGGTACTATTGGCGACTATGTATTGCCACCTTTAATGGAAGTTCCATTAGTATTAGCAGTTCCAACAACTCCATTTTACTTAACAGCAATTGCATTAGGCGGTACTACTAGCTTATATGTAACACCTGCTGCTGATCAAAGTTAGGAGTTAATATGGCTAATTTTAATGGCGTAGCATCAACAGTAACAACACAAATTGTACCTGTACAAGGTTTATTTGATGTAAATGGAAACTGTACGGCATTTGTTGGTCCAGCAGGTGTATTATTTTATGCACCTACTTCAACTGTAACAAGTAACATTTATGCTTCTAATCAGCTTGGTTATACAACAACTGCATTTTCATCAACAACGCAATTAACTAACAAAGCAACAACAGTAGTTAGTAATACTTCAGCAGGTCAAATTACGATGAGTAGCGCACAATTAGCACCTTCTGCTAGTGTGGCATTTACTGTAACTTGTGCTGCTGTTAGTCAATATGATAATATTGTTGTTAGTATTGCATCAGGCGGTACTCTTTATGCGTACCTAATCGGAGTTGTTGCAGTAGCGAATGGTTCTTTTGCATTAAATCTTAAAAACGTATCAAATAACGCATATAGTGAAGCATTAGTAGTTAATTACGCTATTTTACACGTAGGTCCTTAAAGGAATAAGATGGCTTCTCCAGCTCTAACGATAGACCAGAATATATTACCTGTCCAAGCGTTATTTAACTTAGACAATACATTCAACACGTTTATCGGGCAGAATAAGCCATTTTACGCAACACTTAATCCAAATCAATCAGGATTAAGCATTACAAATAGTACGATTGATAGTTCAGTTATTGGTGGAGTTACTCCTTCAACGGGTAATTTCACCAATATATCAACTATTACAGGATCGGTTACTACTACTCCTAGTGCAAATATAGATATAGCTAATAAGTTTTATGTTGATACTGTTGCTCAAGGTCTTGGCCCTAAAGCAGCTTGTCAAGTTGCTACTACAGTTAATATCACGCTATCAGGATTACAAACAATAGATACATACACCACATTAGTTGGTGATCGTGTTCTAGTTAAGAATCAAACAACAACTTCTCAAAACGGCATCTATATAGCTTCTACGACTGCTTGGAATAGAGCAGTTGATATGGATGTATGGACTGAAGTATCTGGTGCGTATACAGTCGTTTTAAATGGCACTCAACTAGATACTGGATGGGTTTGTACAGCAACTGCAACAGGTACTATTAATGTAACTGCTATGCCTTGGGTACAATTTGCATCAAATTCTACTTATTTTGCAGGTACAGGATTAAGTCTTAGTTCAAATACTTTTAGTATTACGCCAGTAGGTACAGCAGGAACTTATGGTTCAGCAAGTGCAGTACCAGTATTTATTACTAATGCTAGTGGTCAAGTTACGAGTGTAACTAATACTTCTATTGCGATTGCTAATACTGCGGTAAGCGGTCTTGGTACAATGAGTACACAAAACGCTAACGCTGTAGCAATAACTGGTGGCACGATTAATACAGCAACAATAGGCCAATCTACAGCAGGTTTAATTACAGGCACGACAATAACGGCTAATACGCAGTTTACAGGTGCAGGTACAGGATTAACAGGTACAGCAACATCATTAAATATTGGTGGTAATGCTGCAACAGCAACAAGTGCTACAAGTGCTGGATCTGTTACTAATAGCGCTACATTTAATAGTGGTGGCGCAGGTGGTGCTTCACCAATTACTTATAATGGTTCAGTAGCACAAACTATCTCATATAATACGATAGGCGCTCCTAGTATTACAGGAACAAATGCTTCAGGTACTTGGGGAATAAGTATTTCAGGTAATGCTGCAACAGTAACTAATGGATTATATTCAACGGGTAGTTATTCTAATCCTACATGGATAACTTCTATTGCAGGTTCAATAGTAAGTGGTGCAGTAGCAAGTGCGACTTTAGCTGCTAGTGCTACAAACATAGCAGGTGGTACAACAGGTGCTGTTAATTATCAATCAGGCGTAGGAGCAACTTCATTCTTAACGCTTGGTACTACAAATTATGTTTTAACTGCTGGCGCAACTGCACCTCAATATGTAGCTCAATCTACTTTAGCTGTAGGTTCTGCTACGACTTCTACTACAGCAACTAATTTAGCAGGTGGTGTTGCTAGTCAGATCCCTTATCAAACTGGTGCAGGTGCTACAAGTTTTATAGGTAATGGTACAGCAGGTCAATTTTTACAATCTAATGGTGCTAGTGTTCCTACATGGGCTACACCTGTTAGTTATGCAAGCGTAACAGATGATACAACAACAGCAACTGCTCGTTATCCATTATTTGCCAATCAAACTAGCGGTAATTTAGCAACAGAATATACAAGCTCTACTAAGTATCAATACGTACCCTCTACAGGTACTTTAAGTGCAACTGTATTTAGTGGAAGTGGTGCAAGTTTAACTTCTATACCTAATGGTGCTTTAACTAACTCAAGCGTAACGATAGGATCTACTGCTGTATCACTAGGTGCGACAGTTACTACTTTTGTAGGATTAACTTCTGTAACCTCTACTACTTTTGTAGGCGCATTAACAGGTAATGCTAATACGGCTACAAGTGCAACAACAGCGACTAATGCAACTAATACTGCAATTACAGACGATACAACTACAGCAACTACTTGTTATCCTAATTGGACAACATCAACGACAGGTAATTTGCCTCAAAAAACTAGCTCAACTAAACTTGCTTTTGTGCCTAGTACAGGTGTTTTATCATCAACTTCTTATAGTGGATCAGGATCTGCTTTAACTTTTGGTACAGGAACTTTATCTCTTGCAGGAAATGTAACTCACTCAGGTGCTTTTACTCAAACATTTACTGCTACTGCAAATACATCATTAACATTACCTACAAGCGGTTATTTAATGAGTACAGTTACTAATATGACTGCTAATCCTGTTACTGGTACTCCTTCTGCTTTAACTTTTTTACGTGGTGATGGAACTTGGGCAACGCCAGCAGGTGCAGGTACAGTTTCTTCAGTAGGTCAAACATTTACTGGTGGTTTAATTTCTGTAAGCGGTTCACCAATTACAACAACAGGTACTTTAGCTTTAACAGTAGCAGGTACTTCTGGTGGCATACCTTACTTTTCTAGTTCTACTACATGGGCAACTTCTGCTACTTTAACTGCTAATGCTGTAATGATTGGTGGTGGCGCTGGTGTTTCTCCATCTACAATTACAACAGGTACAGGTGTTATAACAGCATTAGGTGTCAATACAAATACAGCAGGTTCGTTTGTTGTTTATAATAATGGATTAGGTACACCATCAAGCGGAACATTAACCAATTGTACTTTTCCTACACTTAATCAAAACACAACAGGTACAGCAGCCAATGTAACTGGTATTGTTGCAGTCGCTAATGGTGGTACAGGCACTTCTTCACCAGCTACTGTAGCTGGTACAGGTATTTCAGTATCTGGAAGTTTTCCTAATCAAACTGTTACTAATACTGGTATTGCTTTACCTTACTCATCAGGTAATCAGACAGTTAGTGCTGCTGGATTATTAACTTTAGGTCATGGATTAGGCGTAGTTCCTAGTATTGTGCAATTTTATGCTATTTGTTTAACTGCTGAATTTAACTACGCAATTGGTGACATAATTTGTATTAATAAGACAGTACATGATTCACTTGCAAACTCAAGAGGATTGACAGCAGTCGTTAATGCAACTAATGTTGTTGTTAGATTTGGTTCTGCATCTCCGCCATTAACTGCTATGAATAAAACAACAGGTGTAGGAGTTTCTCTTACTGCTGCAAACTGGGCATTAATAGTAAAGGCAGGTAAATAATATGACTAAATTTTATGTTGATACTAATGGCGTATATTTAGGTGGTTTTGATAATGCAACTCCGCCAAATGGTTCTATTGAAATATTTAATGTTCCAGAAAATGGAAATGATATTTGGAATGGAGTAAATTGGATTCCATTAGCTCAAACTGCTATTGAAAATAAAACAACGGCATCAAATTTACTTTCTGCTACAGATTGGACAACTATATCTGATGTAGCTAATCCTATAAACTCACCATATTTAGCTAATCAAACAGAATTTATTGCTTATCGCAATGAGATTAGAAAAATAGCAGTTAATCCTGTAGAAGGTAATTTAATATGGGCTACAGTTCCAAAAGCTATTTGGGGATAATATGAAACATTTAGAAGATTTTGGTAAATGGTATGATCCAATATTTAATCTGTTTCCTTTTTGTTTAGATGATACTTGGATTCATACTATTGGTATTGCTTGGCTATTTACAGTAAATGGTAAGTGGCAGTTTATACCTAAGATAGTGCCTAATGATTGGCAATATGCTAATGCTTGTATATTTGTTAGGGTTGGCGCACCTTTTGCTTTATTTATGCAGTTAAGGTGTGTTACAACACACTTATGGCAAGGTGGATTTGGTTGGAAGCAATCAGGTAGAATAGCAATACATTGTAGGTTTCAGACAGATGCAAGTTCATCTATTGGCTATCATGTAGGCTTACCTAATACAGATCATGCGAGTGGCTTTGAATATGGAAGGCATTAAAATGAATAATTACAAATGGTCAATAACAAATATTGTTTATGATGGAGTTTTAAAAGAAGCTACTTATTATGTTGTAGCTACTAATGAAACAACTGATCTCTTAGTTGAAACACAAGGTAACTGGTATTTTAATGGAAATATAGAAAAGCCATTTATGGATATACAAGAAAGCGATATAATTGAACTTATAAGAGCAGAATCTGTAACAGATGGAATTAATGTAATTGAGCATAGACTAGATCAACAGTTAGAATATATTTCTAATACTAAGCCTAAAACAATTGTACCTTGGTTGCCTCAAGTATTTGTACCAACAATTTAAGGAAATGCTATGACAGCACCAATTGATATTATTTCAAGAGCATTAAAGGACATAGGTGCTTTAGAAGCTGGTGAAACTCCAACTCCAGAAGCAACTCAAGATGCTTTTGAAATGCTTAATGATATGATTGATCAATGGTCTAATGAAGATATGATGGTCTTTTACAAGACAGAAATCATATTCCCAATAGTACCAGGTCAAACACAATATACAATTGGACCAGGTGGGCAAGTTGGTGCAAATATTACAGGATCAATTACAGGTAATGTATTGACTGTAACTGCTATTTCATCAGGAGCAATTGCTGTAGGTCAAACATTAGCAGGTAGTGGCATTACAGCAGGTACTACAATTACTCAAATGCTTACTGGTGCTGGTGGTAACATTAATGAAATCGGTACATATCTATTAAGCAATAGTCAAACAATATCTTCTACTGCAATCAATTTATACTATCAACGCCCATTACAAATTAATTCAGCATTTACTCGTATTAATACTAATTCTAATGGCATACCTATTGTTAATGGTGGCTTAGATTATCCAGTAGCTGTATTAGCAGTAGATGATTACAACATGATTGGTCTTAAAACGCTTAATGGTCCTTGGATTAAAGCAGTTTATTATCAGCCATCAGAAACACTAGGTAATCTATTTGTATGGCCTAATCCTGCACAAGGTGAAGTACATTTATTTGTAGACACTATTTTTACTCGTTATAGTTCATATTATGACAGCATAAACCTTCCGCAAGGCTACACAATGGCCCTTAGATGGAACTTAGCGCAGTTATTGATGCCGATGTATGGAAAAGCATCTCCAACGCAAATAGCGATGATTACGGAGTTTGCTAATAAAGGAAAATCAACTATTAAGCGTACCAATATGAAACCTATTCAAGCTGCACGATTTAGCGATGCTATATTGTCGGGTAGAAGTAAAGATGCTGGTTGGATTCTTTCTGGTGGATTTAGATAATGGCGGATTTTGGTTTTATTGGTCCAAGCTATGAAGCTCCTTCTATCTATCAAGACGGACAAGAGTGTATTAACTGGCGGCCTGAAATTGATCCGACTAAATCGCCAGCTAGTACGACTGCTGTCGCTTCACGAGGTATTGTGGCTTTATATCCTACTCCTGGTCTTACATCTAAAATTGTATTGCAGAATAAAACTGAAGTACGAGGATTAAGAACAGTATCAGGTGGTAATTATTTAGTTGCTGTATGTGGACAATATGTTTATGTGCTTACATCAAATTTTGTACCTACATTAATTGGAACTTTAAATAGTAATTCAGGCATTGTTGGCATTTCAGATAATGGATTAAATGTTTATATTGTAGATGGTTCATATCGTTATACATGGCGCATATCTAATCCTGCTAGTGCAGTATTTACGGGATCAATTACAGGAACTACGCTTACAGTTTCACTTTTGAAAAGTGGATCTATAGGAATCGGTCAATCATTATTTGGTGTTGGTCTTAGCGCAGAAACAGTTATTACTGCGTTAGGTACAGGAACTGGTGGTGTAGGTACTTATACAGTCAATATCTCACAATCAGAACCATCAGAAATAATGAATTCCGCAGCAGTAGCTGCAACATTAACTGGATCAATATCAGGTACAACCTTAACGGTTACATCAGTAACAGGAACATTATATCCAGGTCAAACAATACAAGGTGTAGGTGTAACGGCAGGTACAATTATTACTACTTTAGGTAGTGGTACAGTTCTTAGTCAAACAATTACTGCTGGCGGTACAGGATATGCTGTAAATGATACTATTACCGTACTTGGTGGGGTATATGGAACAACTCCTGCTACTTATGTAGTAAGTACAGTTTCGGCAGGTGTAGTAACAGGTTTAACGATGACTAATGCTGGTGCTTATACTTCATTACCTACCAATCCAGTATCTACATCATCAAGCGGAACTGGTACAGGCCTTACTTTAACGCTTACTTTTGGTACTGGTTCTGGCGGTACAGGTAATTATGTTGTTAGTGCTTCACAAACAGTAGCATCAGAAACATTATATGCGCTTAACTTTAGCGTACTACCTAATTCTGATGGTGCATTTAGTGGTGCTACTTCAGTAGATATTGTAGATAACTACTTTATTTATAATAGAACAAACACTCAACAATGGGGTGCAACAAGCCCTTTATCTTCTATCAGTCCAGCATTAAGTTTTTCATCTAAAGATGGTTCTCCTGATAATCTAGTTGCATTAATAGCAGATCATCGTGAAGTTTATTTGCTTGGTGAAACATCTTCTGAAGTATGGGTAGATGTAGGTACATTTCCATTCGCATTTCAACGCATACCAGGTACTTCTACTCAACATGGTATTGCTGCTAAGTTCTCATTAGCTCGTGTTGGAAACTCTTTTGCTTACTTATCACGTAATAATCGTGGTCAATCTGAAATTATGCAAATGAATGGCTATATGCCACAACGCATATCAACTCATGCTGTAGAGAATAGTATCGTCAATCAATATGTAGATGATGCAATTGCTTGGACCTATCAATTAGAAGGCCACGAATGTTATGTTATATCATTTCCTACAGTCAATATTACTTGGGTATATGATATAGCAACAAGTATGTGGCATAAATGGTTAGCAACTGATCCTTTAACAGGTAAATACTCAAGACATACAGGAAATTGTAGTGCAGTATTTCAAGGTAAAGTATTAGTAGGTGATATTGACGATGGTAATATTTATACATTAGATCCTAATGTTTATACTGATGATGGTGTTGAAATTCGTAGATTAAGAAGATGTCCTCATTTAGTTACAGACTTACAACGCCAATACTTTGATGAATTACAAATACAGTTTCAACCTGGTGTTGGTAATAATTCTAATCCTGGTCAAGATCCACAAGCGATGCTTAGATGGTCTAATGATGGTGGTTCTACTTGGTCTAATGAGCATTGGACAACTATTGGTAAAATAGGTCGCTATAAAAATCGTGCAATATGGCGTAGACTAGGTATGGCGCGAGATAGAATATTTGAAGTAGTAGTAACTGATCCAGTTAAGGCAGTTATTATTTCTGCTAACTTAAAAGCTAGTGAAGGTGAATCATAATGGCTGGTGGAATTTATGGAGTTAATCAAACTAATCCATATCCACAATCTGAATTTTTAGATGGTCAGACTAAAAGGCCTACTCGTGCTTGGCAACAGTTCTTTCTTAACTTATTGAACTTTAGTAGCGCACCAACAGCAACAACAGGTACTGCAACATTACCAAGTAAGCCGGTAGGCTTTATTAATATAACAGTAGCAGGTAAACCATATAAGGTAGCTTATTATAATGTCTAACGCAGAATTATTTAAAGAAAGAGAAGGATCTTTTGAAGTTGATCCTGAAACAGTACATCATTTTTCAGATGGTTTATATGCTAAACAAATGCAAATACCTAAAGGATATGTAGCTGGACAACATAAACATCATTATTCCCATTTAAGCATATTGGCTAAAGGTAGAGTAATTGTAAGAACAGATGATTCTGAAGTTGAATATACTGCTCCTACTTGCATAGTAATTAAAGCTGAAATATATCATACAATAGAAGCATTAGAAGATTCAGCTTGGTTTTGTGTTCATGCAACGGATGCGATAGATGAAACAGATACAGATAAAATTGATGAAGTATTAATTAGCAGGAAGGAATAATTATGTTTGGATGGATAGGTGCAGCAGCTTCAATAGGTAGTGCGTTAATAGGTTCTAATGCAGCTTCAAGCGCAGCAGATCAACAAGCGCAAGCAGCTCAAAATGCTCAAGCTCAACAGCTTGCTATGTTTAATACGCAAAATGCTCAACTAGCTCCTAATCGTGCTGCTGGGTATAACGCATTAAATCAAATTGGTTCTATGTTGCCAGGTCAATCACAAACTTATGATGCTCAAGGTAATCCAATTTTAGGAGCAGATGGTAAACCAGTAATGCAAACTGGTTCTGGCTATCTTACACATCAATTTAATAATCAAGACTTAAATGCTCAACTAGCGCCAAATTATGCGTTTCAATTAGGACAAGGTCAGCAAGCTAATCAAGCAGGTGCTAATGCGACAGGTGGTTTAGTTGGTGGTAATGCGATGAAAGGCTTACAAGACTATACTCAAAACGCTGCTGGTGGTGCTTATCAAAACGCATTTAATAATTATACTTCTCAACGTACTGGAATTTATAATACTTTAGCTGGTATTGCTGGCCTAGGTCAAAACGCACAAAATACTACAGCGAACTTAGCACAAGGTACAACTAATGCTATTGGTAATCTTGGAGTTGGTGCTGCAACGGCTGCTGCTGGTGGTACAGTAGGTTCAGCTAATGCAATAACTGGCGGTTTGACAGGCGCAGCAAATCAATATCAATTAAATCAAATATTAGGTAATCAAAACTCTTTAACAAGTCTACAAAATCAAATTTCTGCTGATACTACTACTGGTAATTATTCAGATAGAAGATTAAAAACAAATATTGTTAAAATTGGACAATACTTGAATGGGTTAAATAAATACTCTTGGACATATTTATGGGGTGAAAATGCAACAGGTGCTATGGCTGATGAAGTAGAAAAATTAATACCTGAAGCTATTGGTATTAGATTAGGCTATAAAACTGTTAATTACGCTTTGTTAGGGGATTAATCATGGCAGACGGAATAAATGCAATAACACCAGTAGGATTAAATGTTAATCCACCTAAAGGTATGACATTACCTGAAATGATGAGTTTAGCTCAAGGCGCACAAGCGTATAAACAAGCGCAACAAATGAATCCTATTTCATTATCAACAGCACAAGCTGAATCTGAAAGAGCTAGAACCGAAGCTGATGTAGCATCAGGTACTGCAAAACCTAGGATTAGATCTTCTGAAGCAACAGCTCAAACTGCTGAAACTGGTGCTAATACTGCACATTTAGAAAATTTAATTAAACATTCAACTAATGCTATTCAACAAGCACAACCTTTAATGTTAAATCCTAAATTGACTGCAAATGATGTATCTGAATATATTACTAAAACAATTACTAATGCTGGTGGTGATCAAGATGCAATAAAGCAAGCATTAAATGGATTAAATCCAGCAGCATCTCCAACAGAAGCAAAATCATTTTTAGCTCAAAAATTAGCCTCTACATTAGATCGTCAAGCACAAGCAGAAAAATTATATCCAACAGCTTCTCAAGTAGGAACTGGTGCTGCAACTGCATTTGTTGTTGGTGGTAATCCATCTCTTACTGGTATGCCTGCTAGTACAGAAGTTTCTACTCCAATTGTTAATAAATTGCCTCCAACTACTCAAGTATATAATCCAAATACTAAACAAATGGAATTTATATCTCCAACACAACAAAATACACCTAAAAATGTTGGTGCTGAAGCGCCAATTGGAGTTCCACAATTAGCTACAATTAATGCCTCAAACTTTGGTGAATATCAAAAGAATTTAATAAATAAAGTTGATGCTGATAATCAAGTAGTACAAAGAACTGCTGAAATGAAAGATTTATTATCAGAATTTAAACCTGGTGCTGGTTCTGAAACTAGAATGGATATAGCTAAAAAATTACAAGCAATTGGTGCGCCAAATACACTAGTTGATTCTATTGCAAGAGGTGATTTATCAGCAGGACAAAGTTTTAATAAATTTATTGCACAAATGGTTAGTTCTGCTGCACATCAAGCAGGTGGAACTGGTGCTGGAGTTGGTGAGATTGATAATTACATTAAAAATAATCCAGATATAAATACAGATCCTAGAGCATTAAATAGATTTATTGGTTTTGTAGAAAAACAATCTGCAAGAGATAGATTTGAATTAAATGCATTATCTGAAGCTCAAAAAGATCCAAATTTTAAACCTGAAAATTGGATTAATGATTATTCAAAACTTGCTATAAAAGCAGGTGTAATGCCACGACCAGTAAATCCTGCTGGAACAACAACTCAAAATAAAAATGCACCTAATCAAAGAACAGTAGTTAGGTCTGGAACAATAGTGCAAGGAAAGAAAACATTAAGAGTAACTGAATATAGTGATGGTACTCAAGATATTAAGGAAGCTAAATAATGGCTGATAATCTTTTTGCTTCATTAGAAGATCAATACAATTTACCACAAGGTATTTTATCATCTGTTAAAGGTGCTGAAAATAGTCGCACATCTGATGTAAGTCCAAAAGGAGCAACAGGCACATTTCAATTTATGCCAGCAACAGCTAAAGCATATAATGTAGATACTAATGATGACATTAGTTCTGCAACAGGTGCAGCTCAATATTTAGGTGATTTAATAAAACAATATGATGGTAATATTTCTGCTGCTGTTGCTCATTATAATGGAGGTACAAAAGCAGGTAAAGAAGTTGCATCTGGAAATTTGCCACCAGCAAAAGAAACAAGAGATTATTTAACTAAAGTACATTCATCATTACCTATTAATCAAGCAGATATTAAATGGGATAGTCAAGATCCGGCTACAAGTAATAATCAACTAGATATAAATCAAAATAATATTAATCAAGCAGATATTAAATGGGATGAAACTCCTATTGCTATTGCATCTAATCCTGATTTTCAAAAGAAAGTATCAGAACGTGCTATGGCTGAAAAACCTTGGTATGAAAAGTTTAATGCAGGTCTTGGTAAAAGTGCATTAGATTTTGGGCAAGGCGTAAAACAAGTATTAGATATACCTGCAAAATATGCTGAAGAACAAATAACAGGTGGTAATACTGTTGCTAAAAGTGCAGAACAAACACAAAAAGAAATTAATCAAGAAAAAGTAAATTCTGAATCATTAATGAATACTGGTGCAGGAATGGCTGGAAATATTTCAGGTAATGTATTGCAATATGCAACAGGAGGTAAATTACTTAATGCTAATACATATAAAGGCGCTGCTGCTTTAGGTACTATATTAGGGGGATTAAGACCTACTGCTGATGATGAATCTCATATATTTAATGCATTAGCTGAAGGTGGTTTAAACGTAGCAGGTATGGGTATTGTTGATAGTGTTGGGCGTATTGCTCAACCAGTTAAAAATGTTTTAAATAATATTGGGCAAAAAGCAGTTCAAACACTTAAAGATGCTGGAGTACCATTAGATGCAGCACAAGCAACAGGATCAACAATATTACAAAAACTTAAAACGGGTTTATCTGATAACTTTTTAACTGCTGGCGCTCAAAGTGAATTTTCTGAAACACAAAAAGTAGCTTATAACAAAGCAATTGCAAAAACAATGGGTGAAGATTCTACTCATATAACGCCTACTGAAATACAAAATGCAAAAAATAGACTTGGTGAAAATTATGATGCTATTGTTTCAAGAAATGATATTAGATTAGATAGTACATTAAAAAATCATTTATCAAATATTGGCGATGAAGCACAACACGTACTTATTCCTGAACATTATAATATTGTTCAAAAACAAATTGATAATATTTTAAGCAAAGCAAAACAAAATGGTGGTTCTTTAGATGGCACACAATATCAATCAATTAAAAAAGTTTTAGATAAATTATCAAATAATGCAAATAGTGATGTTTCAGGATATGCTAAAGAACTTAAAGAATCTTTATTAGATGGATTAACTAGAAATGCTGAAGCTACTGGTAATACTGCTGATATTGCGTTATTAAAAGAAACTAATAAACAATATGGAAATATGAAAAAAATAGAAAATGTAGCTGATTTTTCTACTGGCAATATAAGTCCATCAAAATTATATAATTCTTTAAAAACAAAAAGCAATAGATATTCATTTTATCAAGAAGATCCACAATTAGCTGATTTGGCTAGATCAGGTTCTGTAATACTTAATGAAAAAACACCTAATAGCGGTACTGCAAGTAGAATAGTATCATTGTTAGCTCCTGGTCTTGCTACAGGTGGTGCAGTTGCTGGTTATAATGCTGTAACAGGTAAGGGAGATTTATGGGATGCTGCTGGTGCTTTTGCATCTGGAGTAGCTTTACCTAAAATACTACAACACGCAATTAATAATCCTGGCTTTAGAAAATATTTAGAAGAAGGTATTTCTTCAAAAGGAACTGCTATTAGATCATTATTAGAAGCTCCATCAAAAACTGGTGCTGGAAATGTATTGCCAGCAGCTTATGCTTCATATATGCAATCATTACATGAGAAAAAATAGGAAAATAATATGAGTGTAAATTTATCCCCAATTGGCAACGGCATTAACTTTCTAACGACTACTGGATCGCCATTAGCTGGTGGTAAGTTATATACTTATCAAGCAGGTTCTAGTACACCTTTAGCTACATATACAGATAATGCTGGAACGATAGCTAATACTAATCCTATTGTTCTTAATACAGATGGTAGATTGCCATCTGAAATGTGGCTAACGTATGGTTACTATTATAAATTCGTACTACAAGATGCAAATAGTAATTCTATTGCTACTTACGACAATTTATACGGTATTTTAGGTACTATTCCTGCTACAACACCTACTTTACCTACTGGATGTATTATTTTATGGTCAGGTGCAATTGGTTCAATACCTAGTGGATTTTACTTATGTAATGGTGCTAATGGAACACCTGATTTACGAGATCGCTTTATTGTAGGCGCAGGTTCTAGTTATTCAGTAGCGCAGACAGGTGGTAGTGCTGATGCTTCTTTGGTATCACATACACATACAGCAACTTCTGTAGTAACTGATCCTAGTCATTCTCATGCTGAATCTGCTAGTGCAAGTGGAAGTGGTGGTACTGGAATCGGTATTTCTGGTGGTGCTAATTTTTCAGGATCAAATGCAGCAAATATATCTACTCAAACTGCTACAACTGGTATTACAGTAGCAACAACTAACGTAGCAGCAGGTGTTTCAGGTACTGGTGCTAATAATCCTCTCTACTACGCACTTGCGTACATTATGGCTGCATAACATGGACAATCAATCAATACTAAATTTTATTTTATCTGGTGCTTCTTTAGTATTGGGTTGGTTTCTTCGTGAGATGTGGTCAGCAGTAAAAGAGTTAAAAGCAGACTTGGCTAAACTTCGTGAAGAGTTACCTAAAGAATATGTAGCTCGTGATGATTACCGACAGGATGTAAGAGAACTTAAAGAGATGTTAAGCAAATTATTTGATAAATTAGATCATAAGGCAGATAAATAATGAACTGGTTAGCACAAATTGCACCAACAATTGCTACTTGCTTTGGTGGACCATTAGCAGGATTAGCCGTAAGCGCTGTTTCTAAGGCCTTAGGCATTGATGAAACTAAAGTTAATACAATCATTCAAGATAATAAATTAAACGCTGACCAGATAGCGCAATTAAAGATTGCAGAAATTGAATTTAAAGAAAAAACGCAAGCATTAGGTTTAGACTTTGAAACATTAGCTGTAGCAGATAGAAAATCAGCTCGTGATATGCAATCAACAACTAAATCTTGGATACCAGGTGCATTAGCTATTGGAGTTACAATTGGTTTTTTTGGCATACTATACTCTTTAATGGTAGGTCTAGCGATTAAGTCAGATGAGTTAATGATTATGTTAGGTTCTCTTGGTACAGCTTGGACAGGTATTGTAGGATTTTACTTTGGTAGTTCTGCTGGTTCTCAAGCTAAAGATGCCTTATTACATCAAAGTACACCAGTATGATTAGCGACCATTTCTCATTAGAAGAATTGATTGCCTCTGAAACTGCTGATAGGCATGGCTTAGACAACACACCTGATAATGACATATTGTCAAATTTAACGGTACTTGCTGGTCATTTAGAAGAAGTTAGAACGCTGTTAGGTTATCCTATTCATGTTAATTCTGCTTATAGATCTTTAGCAGTAAATGCTCTACTTGGTTCAAAGCCAACAAGCGCACATACTAAAGGTTTAGCTGCTGATATTGTATGTCCTCAATTTGGTACACCTAAAGACATAGTTAATGCTATCATTTCCAGTAATATACAGTATGATCAGGTTATTCTAGAATTTGATAACTGGTGTCATATAGGTTTCTGTATGGGTACACCAAGATTAGAAAAATTAGTTATCAATAAAACTGGAACTTCCTATTACCAATAGAGGCTTCATTTTGAAAAACCAATATGATGTTGAATTAAAGAATTTTGCAACGGAACGACAAAACGAATATATAGATGCAGTAAATGAATTAGGATCACATAGAAAGGCAGCTAAGAAATTAGGAGTTTCGCCTGGTACTATTGATCAAGCAATCAATTCAGTTAAAAAGAAAGCAGCATTATCAGGATATTCACCTGAACATGATATGACTAGAACAGTTCCTAGTCCATTTGTAGTTAAGGGTATATCAACTTACTATAATGCTGAAGGTAAACCTAGCGGACAATGGGTTAAATCACAAGTAGATGCTGAAAAACGTGAAGAAGCTATACGAGAGTTTATGCAGACTATGGCAGCGGACATTAAAGGTCTTGCTCCAATCACACCAGCACCAGTATTATCTAACGATGATCTTCTTGCTGTTTATCCTATGGGAGATCCACACTTCGGGCTTTATTCTTGGTGGGAAGAAGCTGGCGATGACTTTGATATAAAGATTGCAGAAGATTTAACCTGCGGAGCTATTGATAGATTAGTTAATTCAGCACCACCAGCCAAAACAGCATTACTTCTCAATCTTGGCGATATGTTTCATGCCGACAATCAGCAAAATGTAAGTAAGTCGGGCCATCAATTAGATGTAGATGGTAGATGGGCTAAAGTACAGCAGATTGGTCTTAGAGCGATGTTACATTGTATCAAGCGCCTATTAGAAAAACATGAGAAGGTTATCTTTAGAATCAATAAAGGCAATCATGATGGTCATTCTAGTTACGCATTAGCGTTAATGGTTAGCTGTTACTTTGATAAAGAGCCAAGAGTTGAAGTAGATTTATCGCCAGCAGTCAGTTGGTATTATCAATTTGGTAAAGTCTTAGTTGGTTCTACGCATGGTGATACGATTAAAGGTGCTGATATGGTGGCTATTATGGCAGCAGATAAGCCTAAAGCGTGGGGAGAAACAGAGTACCGTTATTGGTACGTAGGCCATGTTCACCATCAAGATACAAAAGAATATCGTGGTGGTGTTGTAGAGTATTTCAGAACACTTGCAGCTCGTGATGCTTGGCATACAGGACAAGGTTATAGAGCAGGTCGTGATATGCGTTTAATCGTATTACATAAAGAGTTTGGTGAGATAGAACGACATAGATGTGATGTAGCGATGATTAATTAAATTACCGATAGGTCATATATATTACATTTTTCGGTTTAATGTAGTAATTATTACCTATCGGTAATTCATGTTTTTACTTAGCAACTTGTGTCGCATATATTGTCAAACATTTAAGATAAGCAATTTAGCTTGTAACTAATTAAGGACTACTATCATGTGGACTACACCAGCTGCTACAGAAATGCGTTTTGGCTTTGAAGTAACAATGTACGTAATGAACAAGTAATCTTAGGAGGTATATACAATGTATATACTTTCTATCTATACTTCCGCATCTTTGCCATAATTTCATACAGTCTCTTACTTCTATCTGACCGCCTAAATACTTTCATTCTGCCATCCCATAGTGGCTTGCCGTTAAGCATACGCATTTGGTGGAGTATCATGTGTTTAATTCTTTCAACTTAGCTTCAATGGCACGAGCAAAATCAATCGCATCAGGTGCAAAACCCGCCCAAGTATACGATATGTCATCATCACTCAAACTCTGCCACTCATGGCT